AGGTCGTGGTCGTGGCAAGGTATTGCGTCTTGCCGTAAAGTGAAGGGTACTCGGGATTGACGAACCCGATGAAGCGTCCGCCGTTTTCCTTTTCAAAGCACGTTCCGTTCGCCCCTAGATAGGCCGGAGCGCCGTTGACGTTGGGCGCAAGGTTGTCGGGGTCGTCTTGGACATAGGGAGGAATGCCGGCGAGAGCGATGGCGAAAGGGACTGCGTTGAAAAAGAAGTTCGGATGGCTCGTGATGTTCTCCGCGGTCAGGCCGTTGGCTGCGGAGGTGTTCGCGTTGGTTCGGTTGCCGGCGTTGATGGCGGGGTCGATGCCGACGTAGTCCACCTTCACCGTCTTATACTGGAGGTTGTCGTATGACGTGCTCGACTTGTGCGCCTTGAGGTAAGTCAGGCCGCCGAAGTCCAGGGGCTCGCCGCGTTGAGTGACCGGGACGGAGGTCGCCCAATCGCATTTGTAGGTAGCCGACGCGGTGACCAGTCCGAAGCCGTCAGAGATGAGGGTGATCCCGGGCTGAATCAACTCCGAGTTCAGCGTGTTACCTGTGTTTACAATGGTCATGATATGTTAAAAAGATCCCGCCTTTTGTACGGGCAGGGGGACGGTCTCAGTGAAAGGAGCCGGCACGGTGCCTCCCTTTCTCATGAGGTTCTGCTCTTCGAGGACGGCTTTGATTTCCTCGAGGACTTCGGTCTGCCTGGTCATCGCTTCCATGACCGGGTTGGCGCCGACGCCGATCACGCTGCCGAATCCTTCGGGGCCCTTGAAGGTGCCGTCCTTTGCGTTTTTACTTTCTAAAGCTGCACCGCTTTCGGGGTCATTTTGAATGTCTTCTGAGAGCATTCTTTGAACTTCTTTTTGAAGCTCAGGGTCTTTGATTGCCCTGTGAGATGCGGTAAAAGGTTTGATAGAATGTCGGCCCGCTTGGATGTCTTTCCATAATTGTTTGCCGCGCGGGTCTTTAGAAAGAAATTCTTCGGTCGTCGTGATTCTTTGGGTCTTTGCTTCTTCTGTTGATTCTTGGCTCTGCTTTTGTCTTTCGCGCTTTCTGGCCCAGTACTTGTCCTCCGCAGACATGAGCTTGTTTGTGTCATTGATTGCTGCCTGGTTTGCGTCCTCTCGTTTCTTTTGATTATCCGCAATAAGTTTACCAATCAAAGCCATCACCCCGGTAAGCAGCGCCATCGGCCCGAGGAAGGAAAGGAAGATACTCTTGAAAGAATTGCTGAAGGCTTCTCCGATTCCTTTTAACTGTTTATCGAAATTGCTGACGGCCGTCTTGGCCTTGTCCATAGCCTTGGGGACGTCCGAGGTCGTCTTGATGTTTACGGTCAGGTCTTGGCTCATCGTCTCTTTACCCTGCGGGATTGGCAACGGGGGCTTCGCCTTCGCCGGCCTTAAGCTGCTCCTCGATATAGGCCTCCTCCTCCGGCGACATGATCGCCACGTCCGCACCCTTGCGCATGGCGAAGGCCGCGTTCAGCCAGATGGCCTGACACTCGGGCATCTCCCAGGCACGCTTCTCTTCGATGCCGTTCGCCACTAGGTTTGCCACAATCGACAGCGGCCAGGGCGGGCCTTTGCTTCCTCCGCTTTTCTTGTTCGTTTGCTCCCAGAACTTCGGCCAGTCGTGAATCAGAATATAATCAGAGAAGGCTTTTAGCAGACGCTCGAAATGTGGAAAGTTTTCGTTAAGGTATATGACGCGCATCTTATCGATGAACCCGAGTCCGCCTAGGGGCTCCTCGGCGCAGACCTGGCAGGCAAAGATAAGGTCGGACGGGGTAACACCGCGGGAGCCGGTGACCAGGGGAGAGTCAAAGGCATGCAAGCGCACGCGGTACTTGAGGCACCACGGGTAGAGCGTCCTGCCTAGTAACTTGAACGGGGCAGGGTCTACCTGGCTATTTAGGAAGCGCCTATCCACTTCCCCTAGACTACGCCCCTTGCGGGGGTGTCAATTAATAGCTGATTTCTTCGTACGACTCAGCAGTGACCGAGACGCTGACGAAACCTTGCGAGCTGCCACGGTCGTCGACCTTGGTGATCACGCCGGAGAAGGAGACCGAAGCGGCGCCGCCCGGATAAGCCGAAGCGGTTTTCGCGGTGAAGGAAAGGGTCGCTCCCAGCTGCGGGACGGAAGTGGCCTTGGCCACGCCCTCTATGGTGATCTCGGACTTTCTGTCATCGTAACGGGCGGTTACCGTGAGGCCGGACTCATTGACCACCGTGCCGGTGTTGTTGAATCCAGAGCTGACCGAATATGATTGCACGAAAAGCGAGGCCTGTTGGCCCGGCCCGATTCCATACAAGCACACGACGCCTTTGTTTACTTCGCTCATCTTACTCCTGCCCTAATTGGCAACCTACTCGGGGTTGAGGCATGTGAGGATGTCGAAGGCAAACGAAGTCGCCCAAGAGCGCTCGTCGATGCCCTCGTCTTCGGAGCGGTATGTCACGTCGTAACAGAGGGCGTCGCCGGTCACCGCGAAGGCGTCTTGGATCAGGCCCACGCTCCGCATGCAATCGGACAGCGCAGCGCATCGGGCACGGTGCACGGCGAGGGTCGTGTCGTCGGCGTTCGAGAACAGGGTCACGCGGACGGAGCAATCGAAGTTGCCAAGGCCTTCAGGAAGGTCACCAGGGGCCCGGGCGGAGTCGCAGAGAACGACGGCCTTTGGTAGGGTCTGGGTCGCGGCGCTGTCACCCGTAAGGATGGCTACGCCGGCGAGTCCAGCCTGGGCGGTGAGGTAGGTCGCGAGTGTTCCCTCGACGATGTGGCGGATGGATTTGGTGAAGGCCATGTTATTTGCGGTTAAACTTGTCGACGGGTTTCTTCATGCGGTGACGCATCATGGCGGGCATCTGCTTGACGCGGTTGCCGTAGACTAAGCCGAGGACTCCTGCCTCGTCGGCGATGCCGTTGATGTTGCCTAGAGTGTTTGTCACGGCGATTTCTGCGATCTTGTCGGTGAAGGCGGTCACACTACGGCCGGCCACACCAGAATGCGAGGTAATCCATGAGGCCTTCCGAAGCTCGGCGCCGGGTTCGCCCTGCTGGCCGTTCATGTCCTTAGGTCGGGGAAGACTTGCCATACCTTTTGCCCAGCCGGACTTGACGGCGCCGACCATCTTCTGCCGGGCCTCAATGTATTCCTTAAGCTCGTTCTTATCCTGCACGAGTAACTTGGCAGAGATGGCACGTTGCCCTTTCTTTATGCGTCCGCCGAAGCGGCTTTTGACCTGGTTATGAATGGGCCTAAGGTCACGCACAAAACCCGGAGTGCCGTATTCGCTCTTAACTGGGTTCGCCCTGTTCAGGAAGTTCTTGGCCTTGGCAAAGGCCCGCTGCTTGTCGGCGTCGGCTGCGATCTTCGAGAGGATGCTGCGCTGGCCGAGCATGCCAGAGAGTTTGCCGCCGTCAGTCAGGCGGGTGAACATGCCGAAGTCGCCCGTCTTCACGGCAAAGGCCATTTGGTTGACGATGTTTCCAGCAACGCCCCTTTCCGAAGAGTCGTTTGCGGCCACGAAGATCTTGGAGATGTCGCCGGCGACTGCCTTCATGCCCGCCTTCTTCGCGCTAGGGCTTAGTCCATTGCCCCCGCCGCGGGGAAGGGGAGGGGTGAACTTGGCCGCGTCCTGACAGGCAAGCATGCCCTGCTCGAGCACGGCGTCGCGCATGGTGATCTTCATCCCAGCTGCGAACTGGCGACAGGCCTCCACGAACTGAGCGAGTGACTTCGGCTCGATGGCGCCTTTCTTGGCCATTACTGGTTGTCGTCGATGACGACGAGGGTGACCCAAGCCGAACCGGGCTTGTAGGTCTGGGTCGTGATGCGGACGTTCTTCCCGCCGGCCACGATCTTCTTGCCCTGGGCGAGGGAGGCGATGGGGGAGCCGCCGACGATGATGGCCGTGGAAGCCCCAATAGACCCATCTGGAAGGCTCCAGGAGGCCGTTGCGGCGGGGAGGCGGACATTGTACTGGGTGCGCTCCATATACCCCCCTGCCTCAAGCACGGTCTGCACGGCGGGGTCGGAGATGAGGCAAGCGAATGTAATCGCTCCAGAGTTGGCCGAACCGGGCACGGAAAAATCGGCGCACATCTCCTTCGCGTCAGGCAGGAACTCAGCGTACAAACTCATAACCCTGCGGCCATTGGCAAACAGGCACAAAAAAGGGGCCCCTTGCGGAGCCCCCGTTTTCGATGTCAGGCCGATTAGGCGGTGACGTAACGGACAGCCGAGGTGCCGCGGCCCTTGTTAGCGCCGATGAGGATCTGAGCGATGCAACGGATGTTGCCCGTTTCAGCCTGACCGACGAGAACCTGGACGGAGAGACCCGACTCAGCGGTGGCGACGCTGGCGTTGAAGCCGGCGATTTCAGCCATGGGCACCCCAGTCGCCACGAGGAGCGAATCCGGGCCGATAGCCACGCCCGCGAGATTCTCGACGGCGGGGATCTGGTTCCACTGGTAGATGTCCATGCCGGAGACCTGGCCGATGGAGCCGGAGGTCACGACGGCGTTGGCAGCCGGGTTGAGGGAGCCGTAGATCTTAGCGTCGTTGCGGAGGCTCTTGAGGTAGCCGTTGCCCACGAGGAAGGAGCGGGGTTCGCCGGCCTTGGCCGTGTCGAGGAGGAACTGGGCGTTCACGACGTCGTCGTAGCCGAAGTCCGCGAGGGCCACGACTTCTTCGGTGGCGAAGTTGGCGGTCGTGAAGACGGCGCCGATTTCAGCCCAGCACTTGTCGACGATGGCCTGAGCGGCGGTCTTCGCGTAAGCGTTGATGAGGTACTGCATGCCGTACTCCTGGATGTCCAGGGGCGAGAACTCGTCGACGTACTTGAAGTGCTTCAGGGTGACCGAGGAGTTGGTCATCGTGGCGCCATCGACATCCGCGAGGGTGTTGGTGGCCTTGTTGAACTCCGAAGCTTCGCCGGCGCCCATGATCGGGACGAAGACGGTTTTGCCCGCGCGGCCGACGGAGGCCGAGAGGTTGACGGAGATGTTGTTGAGGATGGGCAGCTTGCCGGCGACAGTCTGGACGATGTAGTCAGACAGGATAGCCGGAGCGGTAGGGAGGACGGTAGCCATAGTAGTGTGTTAGGGAGTGAGGGTTAGAGGGAAATTAGGAAAGGGTGCCGGTAAAGGTCTCAAACTTACCCTGAGTGACTTCAGTCCTGAATCGGTGCTGATAATCAATACGGTAGTTTACGGGGCCACCGGCCGGGGTGTCGTCAATCTGGATGTTGAAACTAAGGGTAGTCTTGCCGGAGTTGGCGGCGGCGTCGGCAGCAATCTGAGACCAGGATGCGGTCAGCAGTTCGCCTAGGCGGGTCGTCAAAGAATCAGGAAGGGCCATGTTAGAGAGAGATGAGAGCGGCCTTGTGCGCGTTGAAGAACGCGATGCGGGCCTGACCAGCGGGGAGGGCGAGGTAAGCGGCCTTGATGTCGGCGTTGCTCATCTTGACCGGGGAGTCGCCCTTCGGAAGTTCGACGGGCTCGGTGCCGAAGGAGGCGACGATCTTCGCGGCTTCCTTCGAGGCGGTGGCCTTCGAGCCTTCGAGCTCGGCGACCTTGGCCTTCAGCTCGGAGGCTTCCTTCGCGGAGGCTTCGAGGGCGGCGGTCAGTTCGGCGACCTTGGAGGACGACGCGGCGGCCTCGACCTTGAGGGACTCCAGCTCGGCGGAGGCGCCGACGGTCATCTTCTCGACGGTGGTGCGGAGGTCGTCGCGTTCAGCGGTAAGGCCCGCAAGCGAGGCGGCGGCCTGGACGAGTTGCTCTTCGATGGTCATGCTAGTCCTGCGGAAATTGGCAACCTTGGCCGAGGGGACGACGGCCTCTTCGACCTCGTCTTCGACTTCCTCTTCGGACTCTTCGACGACTTCAGGGACATCATCGGGGGCCATGACTTCCACGCCCAGGGCGGCCACGGCTTCGCGGCTGTCGGCCCGGTTGTCGATAAACAGGTCGACCACTTCGCCGGCGTCCAGGCGTTCCTTGATGACGCGGGCCTTGAAGGCCGGGGCCTCTTCGGTGCCGTCATTCATGATCAGCTCCTGATACTCGAGGCCAGTGGCGGCGAGGTCGGCCACGGTCTTCTCGCGGTCGGACTCCGGGCGGTTGGTCAGTACGACCACCTCTTCGGCGGTCTCGTCGATGTAGTCGATGACGCGCTCGACGGGCTGGCCGTCTTTCAGGATCGTGTCGTCGATGTCAGTGAAGATGCGGGGCATAAGATTAGAAGGATGCTAGGGCTTTGGAGAAGGAGTCGGCCAAGCCCGTGACTAGGCCCTGGGCGGCGGCTTGCTTGCCCGAGAAGACCTGACCGCGGAGGGCGGAGTCGGCGACCATCTTGCGCTTACCGCGGATGGCGGCCTTGAAGTCTTCATGTATGCCGTCGACCGAGGCCTGAAGGTCGGCCATCTGCTCGTCGGAGAGGGACGTGCCCTCGATGCCGGCGCCCTTAAGGGGAGACCCGGACGACTTGATGACGACCATGCGCACGCCCTGGGACTCGTAGAGCTTGGACATGTCAGGGATGGCCATGTAGACGCCGACGCTGCCGACGGTGGCCGAGGGGGAGGCGACGACGCGGTCAGCCTGAGAGCCGAGCCAGTAAGCAGCCGAGGCCATCTCGCTATCGGTATAGGCCATGGTCGGCTTGCCCACGTCGCGGATCTTGTTGGCGAGCTCTTCGACGCCGGTGACCGTGCCGCCAGGGGAAGAGATATTGAAGGCAATCTTCTCGACCGCAGGGTCGGCCGCCATCGCGTCGAGCGTGGCCGAGATTTCATTGACGTCGGTGACGCCCATCATGCGCTCGAGAGGGCTGACGCCCTTGGAGATCAGGCCGACGATCGGGATGACGCCCACGCCGTTCTGGATATACGGGGCAGGGGCCACGCCGAAGATCTGGGCGAGCATGTCGGAGAAGCCGAACTTCTCGGCCATGACCGCGAAGTCTTGGGCCTTGGACGGGTCGATGAGCATCGGCTCACGGCCCTTGAGAGCATGGGATAGGAAGCGGGTCATTTGTTAAGGGGTCGAAGGCGGAGGGGTTTCAGCTGCGGCCACGGCGCCCATGGGGGTGTTCGTGGGTCGGTAGAGAGTCTCGAACGGGATGCCGCGCTCGTTGGCAAGGCGCATGATGTATGCGATGTTGTCGGCACGCTTGCGCATCTCGGTCTCGAAGTCGGTTCCCCGTACGGAAAAGTCTTCACTGAAAGACACTCGGCCCTGGTCGAGGTCTGCCCGGTCACTCGCCGAATCACGGCCAGCATCTACGGTGACGCTCTTCGGGGTCGTCCAAGAGGTCGCCCACCAGCGGGGGTCGTCAGGGATCTCGCCCTTGGCGATACCGTCTGCGATGATATACTCCCAGGTCGGTTCGCAGAAGGACTCGATGATCACGTTCTGATACTTGCCGAAGACGCGGGCGGCCTTGGCCGTGACCAAGCGAACACCGGCTCCGCCGGCGGTCGTCACGTCCTTCACGAACTCATAAGGCAGGATTGAGCAGATGTCCTTCTCCAGCGCCGCAAGGAAGCCGACGAAGGTCGAGTTCGGGCGCTTGCTCTCGAAGGACTCGAAAGAGTCAGAGGACTCGAGCACGATGGCCTTGCCGCCCATCTGGCTTGCGATGATCTCAGCGGAGTTATGGTTCGACGAGATCTCGGAGGCCGCGTCGTCGTCGAGGAAGCCAGAGCCCTTCTTGATGACTCGGGTCACGTCGCCGTTGTCCTTAACGGCCCGACGCTCGAGCTCGAGGATCTCCTTCACGTCCTGGATGCTGTTGAGCGAGGACTGAAGCACCGGAACGCCGCGGGAGCCCGATGCGGTCTCCATGTCGACGATGTGCATGACGGACTGAGCCTCGACCTTCTTGGATGAGCCGTCGGCCTTGTAGACGTTGTAGTAAATCGGCTCGTTGTACTTACCGAAGCCGATGCCGTCCCAGCAATCGGAAGGGGTGTCGGCGTCGGTAGGGTCGCCCACGCGGTGGGCCTCGATGATCTGCACCTGGGCGCGGTCGCCGTTGACGACCTTGATAGCGAAGGCATCTCCGTCGCGGATAAGGGCGCGGATGAGGATGCTCTGGCACTGGCCGAAGGACTTGCCGGATACGTCGATGCGCTTGGACTCGCGGTCGAAGTACTCTTCGTAAAGGCGAGCAGTCTCGGGATTGTCGGCGTGGGACTGAGGACGGATTCCGTCCCCCGTAACGTAAATACACAGGTCGTTCAGAATCTGGCGGAAGAGCGCGGACTCACGTTCGGCCCAGCGACACTTCTTGACCATCTCGTTGCGATCCCATGGCGAGAGGTCGCGGCGCATGTCGTCCGGCTGCGGAGCGTAAATGACGCGGCGGGCGTAGGTCTGGACGGTGCTTCCCCACTGGTTCCCGCTGTACTGATTGTTGAACGTGGCCCCACTCGACGCGGCCTGAGGCGCGGTCGTCGGCTTCTTCCTTGCGGAAGACTTGGCGGGCTTCGGGTCTTTCTTGCGGGGGGCCATAGATTATTCGTAACGGTTATCCCATCGGGTGTAAACCATCGTCGAGCGGCGACCATACTTGCCCGGGTCGAGGCGTGATAGGCCGAACATCGCCTCGTTCAAGACCTCCTTGGGCGTCATGCCTGGGAAGGCCTTGGTCGCGGAAGAGCCGGAGTCACTGTAACTCATGAGGGTCTTTCCGTCCATGATGAGCTGAAGGGCCTTCGCCTTGAGGTCGAGAAGCTCGCATTCCGTCAGGCCGATGAAGATACCTTGTGCCATTTAATCTTGCGGTAATTGGCAACGAAGGGGGCGGCGACGCCCATATCCACGCCACGAGCTCTTCTTCCCGCAACTATCGGCGCCGCCGCTTAGTTGAAGTCTCCCCGAGTTCACGCGGAAGGCAAGTCGGTTTCGGTTGTTTCCTTCCCGACGATGCCCCAACGGACGGCCGCCAGGAGGCCGAGAAGTTCGCAGTCGAAAGCATGGTTATCCTTCTTGCCCTGAGGGAGCAGCCACTGGGGCTTCCCCGTGCGCCTGTCCTTCACGCGGACTTCGGCATTCATCTGGTCGACGTAGTCCTGGCCAGCGTCGAGGGAGTAGGTGAATACTTTCCGAGAGCGTAGGCCGTGCAGGAGGTCTTTGCCGGCGAGGTTCGACCAGACGATCAGGACGGCCCGCGCCTGAAGACCGGGCACCATGATGGCCTGTTTATCGGAGTAGAAGCGGCGGGTGGTCTTACCGTCCTTAGTCGTGACCGAGAAGTCTTCGTTGCCCGACCCCTTCGCACACTTCCAGCCACGGGCCGCGGTCTGCCGATATACGTCCGTAGCCTGGTCGCCGGAGTCGACCATGACCATGGCCTGATGCACGCCGTGCTTTTTGACGAAGGCCTCGAGGTCGTTCCATGTGTCAATCTTCGCGAAGGCCTTCAGGCGGCTGTGCCCGGTGCGACTCCACCGGCGGATGGCACAATAAAAGAACCCACGTTGGACGTCGATGCCGGCCGTGCGGAACGGGAACGAACCCTCGGGCGCTCCATCGCGGTCGACGACGCGGCCCTTCGGGGTGATGACTGACTCCCCGTCCCAGTCGTCGGTCATGTTGTAGTTCGCGGCCTGGGCGATGTTCACGATCTCCCCGCCCTCCTCGGCCCAAGGCATAGCGAGCCTCTTCATCTTGAACTGCATCCTCCCTTGTTCACTGCCGTAGACGTCGTACTCTTCCTTACTCTTTAGCATCATTACGGCCAGCTCGCCCCAGCTCATGGAGGCAAGGCTGTTCCAATGTAGGCCGATGTGCCCGGAGTTGGCCGACGATGCCGTGGCCACAAACGCACCACGCCGATTAGCCTCAAGTCGCGTTGCATTATTGTCGGGCAGTCGCTCCTGGCATGAGGCGCACTCGTACGTCGTGCCGGTGCTGACCTTCTGCAAATCCCAAGAGCCGGTTAATTTGGCGTCGTCGGGAAAGCGGACTTGCTCCCATAGGTAGGGCTGGAGCGTGTCGCATTTGGGGCAACGGAAGTTCCAGTCACGTTGATCGGTGGACTCGTGCAGCTGATGAAACTCCTGACCAGCCCGTCCGCCCTGGCTCATGAAGATGCGTTTGCCCATCCAGCCGAACGCCGTCACGCGCGCGCTCAGTTCGGCAAGGTGCCCGGGCGGTGCCATCCAGCATTCGTCGGCGATGGTGTAACGCAGGGACAGGCGCTGAAGGTTCGCTTCATTCCACAGGCCGCGACAGTAGAGCGTCATGCGGTCGAAGTCCGTAGTCGTCGAGCGATCCATGTCGTCGACGGAGATGCGGGCCTTCACCGGCGGGCAGTTGTTCCACACGGGCCGCATGTAGCGAAGGGCGAAGTCCTTAGATTCCGAATCCGTGCTTTGGAATACCGCGGTAGGGCCGGGGGCGTTGGCGATGATGTGACAGGTGAATAGGCGGGCGAAGAGGGACTTGCCGGACTGGATGCTCGCGAGCACGGTGAGCATCCGCGTCTCAGGGTCGGCCGCGATGCGTAGGGCCTCGGCGATCCACGGCGTGCGCTCCGAGCGGAACGGCCCGGGCATCGGTGAGTCGGGGATGGCGAGCACGTTCTCCTCCAGCCACTCGACCACGTCGCCGGAGTCGGACGGCTTGATCACGTCACGGCCTACGCGGAGTAGGTCGGACTTATTCATAAAGCCCTGCCTCCTTCAGGAGACGATACAGCTCGTCGGATAACTCAGACCACTTCTTGGGCTTGCGCTTGAACGGACGCGACGGCTTTGGCATCGGCTTGCGCCTGGGCTTGGGCTTACGCTTCGTCATTGGCGGAGAGGTCGGCCTTCGTCTTGCGTACCCAAGTCTCGAGCGCCTTCACGGCCTTCGCCGGGTTCTCGGGGTTGCACCCTTCGGCCACGTCGAGGGCCAGCTTGTCGAGGCGGTTGACGACTTCGCCCATCAGTTGACGCATGGCCTCCGTCGCTTCCTTCGCGGCGATGTAGTCCTTAGCCAGGATGAGCCGACGCTCCTGCTCTTCCTCGAGGGCGACCAGCGTCTTGAGGCTCTGGTTGTATGCGGTCTGGTACTTGCCCTGGTTAGGATCTCCGCCCTCCATCGACGCAAGCCAGACGCCGCGGGCCCGACCGACGAGCGCCCGGTGTTCCGCGATCGTGTCGGAGAGCGTGCCGTCGTCGAGCTGCGCCGGCGCGGCCTTCGGCGCCTTCGCTTTGCGCTGCTCTTCGCGAGCGGCTCGCCAAGCCAGGGCGGCCTCGATGCTGTCGGTGGGAAGGCCTTCGCGTTTGAGCACGCTCACGCGCTGCGGCGTGATGTTCAAGGCCGTGCCGATCTCGAGGTTGCTGGGTTTACGCGTCATGGCCGAGTGCTGGAGTTCCCCCGTTTGCTGTTTTGGTCAAAACCTTCTTTTCCCCTCGTAAAAAAGAGGGGCAGGTGTCGTCCAACGCGGCGGAAAACCGCCCAAAAGAGATTCCTTAGGGGGGTTGGCGGACGTGCCGACGCGGATACGATTGAACGCTTTCATATGTAAACGAGGGTCAATCATTTATTATGAGCGTATATGAGGGGTGGTAAACGTCACGCGCATCTTATCCCGCTTGGAGTTGCAATGAGGGAACAAGCCGTGGGCGTCGGAGTTGACTGACAACTGGATGGCCCGGGCTCGCTTGCGCATGGCCTCATGCGACTTGCCATACATCCGCGCGATCATACGCGAGGAC